ACTTGAGCGAGCAGTAACGACAATCTCGGACAATAGTAACAAGATTGCTATTGTCCTTGAGCGCCATGAGAATCGTTTAGATGAAGGTGAACGTGTGAATGATGCTATAATCCAAATGATCAAAGATCATCAGAAGTATGATGATCGTATGTTTAAGAACATTTCAGAAAAGATAGAAGCACTTGAGAAGAAGACCGATAGGAATACGAGGTTTGTTGTCGGCGCTACTGCTGTCATCGCTACTATTGTGACAGTGTTACAAGTGGCTCCACCTATCATCAGACTCTTGACACAAACCCCATCCACTGCTAGCATGGTTTCAGTGGAACGTTTTGTGAATGAGTTATCTTGACACTAAGTATATTAACTTAGTTTCTCCACAGTTAAGTAAGTTTGTAAGGAAAAATGATCGAACGTATAATTTTCGTTGCCCTTATTGTGGAGACTCTAAAAAACATCAGAACAAAGCTCGTGGATACTTTTTCAAAGTTAAAAACGACTTTGTTTTCAAGTGCCACAACTGTGGAGTCGGAAGAACATTCACAAACTTTTTAAAAGATCAAAACAATCTCTTACATGATCAGTATGTCATGGAGAGATATCGTGAAGGTTTGACTGGCAAAGGATCTCAAACTCCAGATCCCAAGTTTAATTTTCAGGAACCAAAGTTTTTCAGCAAATCAGAAAATTCTGTAGATCTGAAAAAGATCTCGGAACTAAATATTACACACCCCGCCCGAGCATATCTTGAGCAAAGAAAAATTGAAGAGTTAGATTACTTTTACTACTGCCCTAAATTCAAGGACTGGACTAATAAACAGAAGAAAGTATTTGATACTCTTCGTCAGGATAGTGCCAGAATAATCATCCCCCTAAAGGATACCGATGGAACCATGTTTGGTTACCAAGGAAGATCTCTTGCCCCCAAAGCTAAAATTAGATACATCACTATTATGTTGGATGAATCTAAACCTAAAGTGTTTGGGTTAGATCGTATTGACCCAACTAAAGATGTCTATGTCACAGAAGGACCTTTCGACTCCACTTTCCTTATCAACGCTATTGCTATGTGTGGTAGCGATGTTGACCTCAGCGGTTATGATTATCGATTCGTATTCGTCTTCGACAACGAACCAAGAAGCAGAGAGATCGTTACAAAGATTACTAAGACCGCCAAGCAAGGTCATAAGGTAGTCATCTTTCCCAAATCTATTAAAGAGAAAGACTTGAACGACATGGTTCTCGCTGGACATGACGTACAATCTCTGGTAGAATCAAACACTTACAGCGGACTAGAAGCACAACTTAAACTGAACGAATGGAAAAAAGTATGACCACAATCAACGTTGAGAAGCGAGATGGTTCGATTGAACCTCTCAACCTTGAAAAGATTCACAAGATGGTTGAAGAGGCATGTGAAGGTCTCTCAGGCGTCTCTGCAAGTCAAGTAGAGATGCATTCTGGCATTCAATTCTATGATGGTATTACCACAGAAAATATTCAAGAAATTTTGATTCGCTCTGCTTCGGATTTGATTTCTTTGGATAATCCCAACTATCAATTTGTTGCAGCACGTTTGCTTTTGTTCGGATTGCGTAAGCAAGTATTCAACAAAAACGTTTGGAAGGATGGTATGCCTTCTCCTTATGATGTTGCATTGTACAATGCAACAGTAAATAAAGTATACGACGAAGAAATCCTAGATAAGTATAGCGATGAAGATTGGGTCAAGGTTAATAGTTGGATTGATCATGACCGTGACTATCTATTCACTTATGCAGGTCTACGTCAAGTCGTTGACAAGTACCTCGTGCAAGATAGAAGCAGTGGCGAAACATTTGAGACGCCACAATATATGTACCTCTTTATTGCAATGACTCTCTTTGCTGATTATCCAATCAGTCAGCGTCTAGACTACGTTCGACGTTACTACAATGCAATCTCCAAACACAAAATCAACATTCCCACACCTATCATGGCGGGAGTGCGAACTCCACTTCGACAATTTGCGAGCTGTGTTCTTATTGATAGCGATGACACCCTCGATAGTATCTTTACTAGCGATATGGCTATTGGCAAGTATGTTGCACAACGCGCAGGAATCGGTATCAACGCAGGTCGAATCCGTGGTGTCAACAGCAAAATCCGAGGGGGAGAAGTGGCGCACACAGGTGTTATCCCATTCCTCAAAAAATTTGAAAGCACTGTCAGATGCTGCACTCAAAATGGCATCCGAGGTGGATCAGCGACTGTCCACTTCCCAATTTGGCACCAAGAAATACAAGACATCATCGTATTAAAAAATAACAAAGGAACTGAAGATAACCGAGTTCGTAAGTTAGACTACTCAATTCAAATTTCTAAGTTGTTCTATGAACGCTTCATCAAAAACGAATCAATCACCCTCTTCAGTCCACATGATGTTCCTGGTTTGTATGATGCTTTTGGCACTGATAGATTTGACGAGTTATATGTGGGTTATGAACGAGATTCATCTATTCCAAGAAAGACTCTTGGAGCTCAAGAACTCATTCTGAACCTCCTGAAGGAGAGAGCAGAGACTGGTCGTATCTATATCATGAATATCGACCACTGTAACTCACACTCTTCCTTCAAGGACAAAGTGAGTATGTCCAACCTGTGTCAGGAGATTACTCTCCCCACAGATCCTCTCCAACATATTGATGGCGACGGTGAGATTGCTCTTTGTATTCTCTCTGCTATCAACGTTGGTAAACTCAAGCACCTCGATGACCTAGAGGAGCTTTGTGATCTTGCTGTTCGTGGTCTGGAAGAACTAATTGATTATCAAAACTACCCTGTTAAAGCAGCAGAAGTGAGTACCAAGAACCGTCGTTCTCTTGGCATTGGTTATATCGGTCTTGCACACTACTTAGCACGTCAAGGAGAACACTACGATGACCCACGAGCATGGCAACTCGTCCACGAACTTACTGAATCTTTCCAGTTCTATTTGCTCAAAGCAAGTAACGAACTTGCCAAAGAGAAAGGGAAGTGTGGTTATTTCGATCGAACGAAGTATTCAGACGGTATCCTCCCAATCGACACTTACAAGCGCGAAGTCGATCAAATCTGCAACGCAGAATTAAATCATGATTGGGATTCTCTACGCTCATCTATTCAAGAGTTCGGACTCAGACACAGCACACTGTCCGCACAGATGCCATCGGAAAGCAGTTCCGTTGTGTCAAACGAAACAAATGGAATCGAACCACCCAGAGATTACTTGTCCATTAAGAAGTCAAAGAAGGGACCTCTTAAGCAGATTGTTCCGCAGTACACTTCCTTGAAGAATAACTACACTCTTCTCTGGGAGATGAAGTCTAACGAAGGATACATTAATGTTGTTGCTGTGATGCAGAAGTTCTTTGATCAAGCAATCAGTGGCAACTGGAGTTATAATCCAGAAAATTATCCAGATAATAAGGTTCCTGTTTCTATTATGGCAGGGGACTTTTTAAATACATATAAGTACGGTTGGAAAACCTCTTACTATCAAAATACTTATGATAGTAAGACTGATGATTTTGAAGAAAAGAAAGAAGAGAAGTCAATTGAAGATCTTCTCACAGAGATTTTAAATACCAAGGAGGAAGATGCTTGTGACAGCTGCACAATTTAGAGTTGCAAAAGAAGAGACTAAAAAAATTGAAGGAATGACAGTCTTCAATAAAAATCAAGTGGACACTACTAAGCAACATATGTTTTTTGGTGCTCCACTTGGGGTTCAACGTTATGATAACTTTAAGTATCCTGTGTTTGATAAGCTGACACAGCAACAACTTGGATACTTCTGGAGACCCGAAGAGGTTTCTTTGCAAAAAGATCGTGCAGATTATCAACAACTACGCCCAGAGCAAAAACATATCTTTACTTCAAATTTGAAGTATCAGATTATGCTTGATTCTGTTCAAGGGCGTGGTCCTGGCATGGCATTCATGCCTTACTGCTCACTGCCTGAACTGGAATCTGCCATGAATATCTGGCAGACCATGGAGATGGTCCACAGTCGCTCCTATACTCACATTATCAAAAACATTTATCCTGATCCTTCAGTAGTATTTGATGAAATTATTACTGATGATAAGATTCTTGAGAGAGCAACCAGTGTAACTGCTGCTTATGATGAGTTTCTACAAGCGGCACAGGAGTGGGGCGCAGGTAATCGATGGGAACAAGCATTAGAACAGGTTGATTCTGCACAGTGGGAACTTAAAGATCTAAAACGAAAGCTCTATCGTGCAGTCGCAAACGTCTATATATTAGAGGGTATTCGTTTTTACGTATCGTTTGCATGTTCGTTCGCTTTTGGCGAGAACAAACTGATGGAAGGTAACGCTAAGATTATTTCTCTTATTGCTAGAGATGAATCGCAGCATATGACCATCACTCAGAAAATTCTTAACAACTGGAAAGCGGGTGACGACCCTGACATGGTAGAGATTGCACAAGAAGAAGAGAAGAACGTCTACGAGATGTTCAAAAAGTGTGTTGAAGAAGAAGTAATTTGGGCAGACTACTTGTTCCGTGATGGTTCAATGATTGGTCTGAATGCTAAACTACTTCAGAAGTATGTTGAGTGGACTGCGAATCGTCGCATGAAGTCTATTGGATTGAAACCAATCTTTGATGCTCCCCTTAATAACAATCCTCTCCCTTGGACAGAACATTGGTTGTCATCTAAAGGACTACAAGTGGCACCTCAAGAGACGGAAGTCGAATCATATGTCATCGGGGGCATTGCACAAGATGTCGAAGAAAACACCTTCGCAGGATTTCAGCTATAAGTTTGAGCACCACTGGGGTGGTGAAGATAATTGGTACACCAAGAGCAAGAGATGGGCGTTTGGACAAAAGTTTCCATTCAATCATCTCGCCCTTGGCATCATAGAATGGTTGTATAAACATTGGGTTGATGGTAAAGTTGAGATGGAAATGGCATCCATCGACAAACAAGTCAAACACATGGGAGAAATTTGGGACAAAGAAGATGACCAAAACCGAACACCAGAAATCGTGGAGACAGGAGTATTTGGAGAGGAAGGCTGGTCTATCTCCATGTCAAATGAAAATTTTGATAGAGGGTCCGAAGAGCCTAAGTCAAGCGTGGGCACTTCAAGCGATGAAGAACGACTATACCAAGTATTTCCAGACCCATGGGAGGGAGACTGGAACGATGCAGTAATAAATTGGGAAATGTGGAATGAACACCAGAAGCGCAAAGGATAAAGGTAGACGCCTACAACAGTGGGTGAGAAATATGTTGATCGAGATGCTTGATGTTCATCCAGAGGATATTGAGTCTCGATCTATGGGCGCTGGTGGCGAAGATCTTATCATGGCTCGTTCTGCTAGGGAGAAGTTTCCTCATAGTATTGAGTGTAAGAATGTTGAGCGTCTCAATGTATGGGATGCTTACGAACAGGCACAGGCAAACTGTGGTGAGTACGAACCCATTGTAGTCATGAAGAAAAACAGAAAAAAACCACTGGTGGTTGTAGACGCTGAATATTTCATCGGTCTATTTAATAAATAATAGAGCCTAATTGTGGCTCATCATGGCAGAAGAAATTAAAGAATCTCCCAAAGAGGAGGTTAAAGAGGTTGAAAAGAAGAAAGGACCTCTTGCCAAACTCAAAGAAGCTGCTGGTGATAGCGAGGAGCACCTTGCCATCATTAGCACTTTCGTGCGTCTTGGGATCCTCGTTTGGTCTGGTGGCATTCTTACCCTTGCTTACATTAAGTTGCCGCCCGCACTTGGCATCCCCGAGCAGAAACTTGACCCGACTTTCATCGCGTCTGTCTTTACTGGGGTGCTCGCTACCTTTGGCGTCCAGACGGCAAAGAAG